CCTGGACTTGATGCTGCAACATATGCATTAGCAGAGACAATGTCTAAAGCAGGAAAGAATCAAGATGCACTTAATCTTTTAATTACTGCAGGTGAAAAGAAATATGGTGGTGCTGCTGCAGCACAGGTAACTGCAACACAAAAATTTGATGTAGCCCTTGCAGATCTTAAGGAAACAATTGGAAATAAAGTGCTTCCAATACTTGAAAAACTTATTGGTTTTGCTACAGATATGATTGAGGCTTTTAGTAAGCAACCAAAGATATTACAAAATGTAGAATTAGCACTTCTTGCAATCGTAGCAGTTGGTGGCCCCCTCCTAGGATTCCTTGCATCAGCAAAGACTGCAATGATAACACTTGGCCTTGTATCTGAAGGTGCAGCAATTGGTATTAACTTAATTAAATTTGCATTAGCAGGACTTGGTATTGGATTAGCAATTGCAGCAATTGTATTATTGATTCAAAACTGGGATGATGTTAAAAAGGCTGCAACTGCACTTTGGGAAAAGATTAAAGAAGTATTTGGCTGGATTAAAGATAAGATTATTACAGTAGCAACAGATGTAAAAAATTGGCTTACAGATAACTGGCCATTGATTCTTGGTATCTTAACTGGGCCATTTGGATTATTTATTGCATTCTTGGTTAAATACAAGGATGAAATTGCTGCAAAGATTGCAGAAATCTGGACAATTGTTAAATTAGTATCTACAACAATTATTACAAACACTTTAACAGAGGTTGGTAAATTGTGGGACAATATTGCTAGTCTTGTTGTAATTATTACAACTGGAATGAAAAATACAATTATTGATGTTTGGAATTCACTTAAAAAAGTTACAGTAGATGTATTTAATGGTATTAAAGAATCAGCAAGTAAAATCTGGACAGATATTAAAGATTGGATTATTAGTGCTGTAACAAATGTTGTTGATAAATTTAAATCAGTTTATGGGTCAATGGTTCAGGTAGGAAAAGATATTGCTCGTGGTATTGCTGATGGTCTTACATCTATGACTTCATGGTTTGGAACTATTCTTAAATCATGGGTAAATCAAAATATTCCTTATGCTGTTAGAAAAATTCTTGGAATTGCTTCACCATCAAAAGTTATGATGCAGATTGGTGAGTATGCGGTTGAAGGTTTGTATAAAGGTATGGGAGTTAAAGGTCCAGTTGGAATTCAAATGCCACAATTAAATGTTGGTGGTTCAGGTTTAGCAGGAGTTAATATTACAATTAATGCAGGTGTTGGAACTGATCCATATGCCCTTGGCAGAACAGTTGAACAAGCATTAACTAGATATGGAAAGATAACTGTCTAATGCCAAATAATTTATTAACTACAAAATTTGAAATATATATTGATGGAAACTGGGAAGATTACACTGATGGCTTATTAAATGTAAATATTGTCAGAGGAGTTCAAGATGCATATCAAGGACCATGGCAACAACCAAATGCAGGTGTATTAACAATTGTTTCAAGAAATGCATTGCTTGAACCATATGCAAATACAGATTTTAGAATGGGAAAAAGTGTTCGTGTAACACACGATAGCGTAACATTATTTACTGGTCGTATTAATAGTATTAATGTTGATTATCAACCTAAAGGCAAGCCACCAATAACAACAATCACTGCTGTTGACATGATTGGAACAATGGCACTTCATACACTTAGAGATACTTTTAAGGCCCGTCTTGGTTCAACAATGGGTATAGATGGAATGAATCAAGAATTAGAATATGTAGATGTTGAGGGTCCAGAGTCTGAAATTATTGATTATCTTGGAGTAATCCATGCTGGTGTTAGTGGTGAAGGAAATGCTCGCACTGCACCTGATGGAATTACTGCATTACAAATGATGTCAACATTAGCACAAACAAATTTAGATTTCTTCTATGCAGATAAAAATAACACACTTCAAATTTACAACAATGTTAATTCTAAAAAAGATGATGCAATAAAAATTCAATTTGATTCAAGAGGTGGAGCAACATCTTATTCAACAATAAACTTAACTGATGGATTTGATTTATTAAAAAATAAACTAACACTTAGCAACTTTGGAACAACAATTCCTACTTATACTAATGCATTCTCAATTAAAGAATGGGGTTCTCAGTCTGCAACAGTTGAGACATGGTTTTATGGAACAACTGGACAAAATTCACTAACTGATGCATATAGAACTGCTGTATTTCAAGAAACAGTTCATCCCACCAGAGAAGTTGACACTATTACATTTAATGCAAAATATGCTCCAGATGCAATTGAAGATGTTGATATCCTAGATAATGTTTATATTTATCATGAACTAGATAGTTTTGTAATTGATAGAAAATATGGAATTATTGGAATGTCTCACAATATAACTAGAGATGATTGGGAAATTACATATAAATTAAGAAACATGTTTACTTACAACACAGTTTTTCCAACACCAATTGTTTCTGTAAGTCCATCAAGTGGAACTATAGCAAATACTTTTACTTGCACAATTTCAAACCTTAATAATATTGCACATACAAATGCAACATATTCATGGAAAGATAACGGAGTAGAATTTTCTACAGTAGAATCACCAACAAAAACTTATACAATTGGACAAGTTGGTGCTCACAATATTACTTGTACTGTTACTGATGATTATGGATTTATTAAAACAAGTGCTGCTTATGTTTTAAATATTTATGGCGCAGCCCCAACTGGAGTTTCATTTACACGCACAGTAAATCCATCTAACTCAGGTCTTATTGAGTTTGTAGCAACTGCAACAAATGCAACATCATACTCTTGGGATTTTGGAGGTGGAATAACGAGAAGCGGTCAAACGGTTGCATATCAATATACAACTTCTGGAAGCAAAACAGTTATTCTTTCAGCAATAAATGCATATGGAACAACCACATCAACACAAACATTTTCTGTAACAGTTCCTTCAACTCCATCAAATGAAACTGGAACCTACCCTATTAGATGGTTAAAAATTGGTATGGATTACTTTACTTCAGCAAGTGGTTACTATTTGCCAAAAATGCAAAATTTTACTGCAAAAACATCTGGAACATTAACTGATAGAGCAGCAACAAATAAAATTATTTTGGCTAGTCCAATACAAACAACTGGTGAGCCATTTGGTAATCACTATTGGAATAATGTTAGTTCTGTTCCTTCTCCACCAGGAAATTATGTTCCTCCAATAGGAAGTGCAGATTCAGCATATTTGCAAACTGGAAATACAACTGGAATCAGACCTTATAATTCAATTTCTGGTACTGCAAACTGGGCATTAGTTATTGATTTACAAAGTGTTTGGTATGACATTAAGACTATTGCAATGACTTTTGCGGCTGGCACATTTGCTGCACCTACATTTTTAAATGTTTACGGATCAACATCTACTGCTCAACCTGACGCATTGTCATCAACTTGGGAAAAGATTGGAACAATAAGCAGATTAACAGGTGTATTCACACCAATATCAGCAATGCCACTTTCAACAACTCCAAATACATCATTTACTTATACTGTTGGAAATAGCGGTTTATATAGAAATAATCAATATACATTTGCAACAGATAGTTGGCAAACAAATTCATATCTTTGGGATTTTGGAGATGGTTCAACATCAACAGACCAAAATCCAGTGCATATTTATACATCAAATGGAAACAAAACAGTTATATTAACTAAATATGGCAAAGATGGCGGAACATATACTTCAACTCAAACAATAACAGTTGCAAGACAATATGTTCCAATTAATTCATCTCCAGTTAGATATATAAAGTTTGTGCAAAATAGTCACACTGGTATTGATAAATATAACACACCTTATATTAATTCATTGAGACCACTTTATCTTGGAACAATTCTTGATAATGAAGGAGAAATGGTATTAAATACAACTGTTGAAACATATGATTCTAATTTTATAAAAGGAACTGGAACACCATGGGGACCTACATATTTTAACCCTAATACTGGAACACTTAGTGATAGACAAAGACTTGTTGGAGATAACGGAATGAGAATTGAAGCACTTGATTCTATAAATAGAACAAATTGGTCAACAGTCATAGATTATGGAACAGCAATGACTTATATTGAAAAGTTTCAACTCAAGGTAGGAAATTATCCAATTGAAGGATATTCTAGTTCTGCACCAACTGGTATTTCATATTCAGTTTATATAACTGACTATGTAGGTGAAAGCATTAATCCAAGTACAGTTACATGGACAAGTGCTGGAACAATAACCCCAACATCTATTCCAACTAATACAACTTCAACTTACTACTCATCATAAATTTCTGGCTGCCTCCAGGAAAAGCAAAACCCTCCCACGATGTCTGTTAAACTAACGGGAGGGTTTTGTTAATACCAATTTTTTAATTTTTGATGTGCAAGGGCCTTACAAACGCTACCTGAATATCTATGCTTAATGTATTTATCAAACTTCGCAACCTGAGATTTGAGGGACAACTTAGTTTTAATATTCATTATTTGAAATAGGCCATATGCTCCAGATGTTGAGTTTCTGGAATTTAGATTAAAGTTTGATTCTTGTTTTACCAAACTCATTGTGCACTGAATTTCTTTGTCCGTATAACCTATGCTTGAAAGCATTAAGGTCAACGAAACAATAATTTCAATCACTCTTCAGTGACTGGTTGCACCTCTGGTGGTAGTTCCACAATAACCTCAACAGGCTCTTTCTTACTTACCTTAGCCTTGGGCTTTTTAGTGTCATAATCCCAATCCTTAACAGGAATGAGTTTACCTTCATAATATACATTCTTAGCCATGATGCTCCTTTGCAAGAATTGTGTAAATATCATCCACACGCTTCTCTAGTCTTGTAATTTGATCTTTCATGCTGGAACCTGAATTTGGCTTGAGTTCAGATAAAAACTTATTTATCATCCATTTGGAAAAGCCAAAGAAGGCTCCAAGGATTGAGACGACCCCAGTAAAAAGGGCAGCGAGTATTTCAGGGTTAGTCAACATACATATATCATACAATAAGAGTATATTCACTTGGAGGAATTATGGAAACCCTAAACTTACAGCCACCAACTATGGAATGGCGTGTTTATCGCAATGATAATACAGTCATGACTCTAGCATTGGTAGATATCAATAATGCACCACTAGATTTAACTGATTGGGACTTTACGGGTAAAGTAAGGGAATTTCCTTCAGATGCAACAGCACTATCTGAATTAGGAATAAACAAAAATGAGAATGTTCTTACCGTTATTTTAGATACAGCAGACCTAACCTTAATGAGTTATTTTGACATTGAAGGCATAAATAGCGTCACATCTAATGTTTCTACAGTCATTAGAGGACAAATTTTCGTTGAAGAGGATGTAACACGATGACAATATCAACACTATCTACAGGCACAGTAACAATTATTGGTCCTGATGAAATTAAAGTTTATGCTGCTGGATTGCAAATTGCACAAGGCCCTCAAGGAATTCAAGGACCTCCTGGTGCAACTGGTGCCACTGGAGCACAAGGCATTCAAGGAATTCAAGGAATTCAAGGAGCAACTGGTAGTCAGGGAATTCAGGGTGTTAAAGGTGACACTGGAAATACTGGAGCAACTGGTGCTCAGGGAATTCAAGGAACTAAAGGCGATACTGGTGATCAAGGAATTCAGGGCATCCAAGGAATTCAAGGCGAACAAGGAATTCAAGGAGATAAAGGCGATACAGGAAACACAGGTAACAATGGTGCTGATGGAGACCGTTATCACACAACATCTACAACATCATTTACATTAGGTACATCAGGTTCACAAACAATTACAACTGTTGATTTAAATTTAGATTATTCAATTGGTCAAACAGTTATTGTTGCTCATGATATTGACCATCATCAGCATGGAACAGTTTCTTCATATAATCCTGCAACAGGTGCATTAACATTTGTTAAAGA